ATATTGTTTATGCAAAACCTTTTGTAGTGTTTGAATTAAGTGAGCTTGCCAGAGATTATATGGAAACAGAATATAATAATTATGCAACAGATACAATTTGGATTGATGCTGATGTAACAATATTTAATTCTGCTGGTAGTATAGTTCAAGTCAATAGTCAAAACACAAATACTAATACTTTCTTGGGCATTGATGGTTATGGATATTTTGAAGATGGCACAAACCCAAGAACAGCAACAACTCCAATGATATTACAAAATAATACAGATGTTTATTATTATGATGGGCAAGACATAAAAATACCTGTATTTTCTGAAGCAGCTACTATTACAGTATCATTAACTTCAGGTCAAGGAGCAAATATAAACTGGGAAGCTGCTAATGATTTTTGGCAAACTAATGATTCAACATGGGGTTCAGGTAGCACTCCTATAAGTATTACTGATAACGGAAATACTAATCAAAAAATACAATATGTTATAATTGAAGATACACAACTTTTAGCTGATGGTGATTTTGTTACATTTGTTAGTGTTAAAGATTCTGGTACAACTACAGCAACTACAACAGACAAACTTGTTGATTCTAACCAGAATTTCTTAACTACTGTAAGAGTTGGAGATTTAGTAAAAAACACTAGCGACAATACAACAGCTACTGTTACAGCAGTTGACAGTAATACAACTTTATCTATAAGTGCAAACATAATGGCTTCTGGTGAAAATTATCAAATAAAACATGAAGCTGATAAAGTAATAACACTTAAGAAAGTAGAAGAATGTAAATACAGTCCACAAAATATTATATTTTATAATAAATTTGGTGCACTTCAAAATATATGGTATTTCAAAAAATCATTTACCAACATAAATATTAAGTCTGAGAAGTTTATGAATAACATATTAGATTTAGAAAACTCAGGCAGCACGCCTTCTTATGCGTTATCTAAACATCAAGAAAAGAAATTTATGACTAATGGTAAAGAGTCTATAACAGTTAATACAGGTTTTTACCCAGAGTCATATAATGAGATTGTAAAACAAAAAATGTTAGCAGAACAAGTTTGGGTTGACAATACATCAGCAGTATTGCCTATAAATTTAAAATCAAATAGTTTACGATTTAAAACATCAGTAAATGATAAATTAATTACATATACTGTACAATTCGATTATGCCTTCGATAAAATAAATAATATTTTATAATGCAAAAAATAGTTTTATACATAAAAGACTCTGATAATGTATATCAAAGAGTAGATATGTTTGATGACGAAACAATAAGTTTAACATCAAAAATACAAGATGTAAGAGATATTGGTAAAGTGTTTATGGAGTTTAGCGAAACATTTACTGTTCCTGCATCTAAAGAAAATAATAAAATATTTGAGCATTGGTATAATTATGAAATACAAGATAATTTTGATGCAAGAACTAGAAAAGATGCTATTATGGAAATGGATTTTAGTCCATTTAAAAGAGGTAAAATTTCATTAGAAAATGTAAAACTAAAAAATAATAAACCTTTTGCTTATACTATTGTTTTTTATGGCAATACTATAAATTTAAAAGATTTACTTGGTGATGATGAATTATCTGATTTGCCACAACTAGATGATTATACACATGAGTATTCTAGTGCTAATGTAAAAACAGGATTACAAAGTGGACTTTCTTCAGGTAAAATTATTTATCCTTTAATATCACATACTAAAAGATTCTTTTACGACTCAGCAACATCAAGCCCACAGTATAGCGGAAACTTATATTATAACTCAACACAAAACAATATAGGGTTGGCGTTTGATGATTTAAAACCAGCTATAAAATGTATGACAATTATAGAAGCTATTGAAAATAAATATACAATAGCAAACGGTTATCCAAGTAGTCTTATATTTACAAGAGACTTTTTTGATAATACGGAGTTTTCTAATTTGTATTTATGGTTGAGCAGAAATAAAGGTCCTATTGGTGGAGACGAAAATCAAGAAGAAAATTTAAGTAGAATTTGCGGTAACTGGGGTTATGCATCAGGAACTGTGCCACATTTTGCTGTTAATGCAGATAGCTGGGGTTTTACAGTTCAAAATAATTCAAATAGTTTTAGGGGTGTTATAACAATTACAACAGCAGGAGCAAATCAAAGCATACCGTTTTCAATAAAAGCTATTGATTATATTAGCGGTACTACTTTAGCACAAGGTTCAACTGAATCTGGTTCAGTTAGAAGTTTAACATTTGAGATACCAGTTTCTTTTAATGCAGTTAATTATCAAGTTAAATGGATTGTTGAATCTGAAACAGCTATTGCTTTTACACCATCAATAGAATTAACAGAATTAATTATTGACCCACTAACAGGTTCACCAACAGGAGAAATAAATGCAGTTTATAATATAGGAGGTAGTGGAGGTTCAATAGCAACTGTAAGTGAAATTATAATAACACAAAACACGCCTAAAATAAAAACTATAGATTTTTTATCTGGTTTATTTAAGATGTTCAATTTAACAGCTTACTATGTAGATGATGTTGGTGATACAGATTTTGGTAAAATATATATTGATACTCTTGATAATTTTTATGCTGATAGAGTTAATAATCCTTCAGGTGGTGAATATAACATAACTAAATTTGTTGATACCTCAAATATACAAATAGATAGAGCTTTTGAGTTTAGTGAAATAGATTTTAAATATCAAGAGCCAAAAACTTTATTATCAATAAATCACTTAGAGCAATTTAATGATATATTTGGTAATGAAGAAGTAAGACCACAAAATATTGACAGAGGAACTGTATATGATGTAGAAGCACCTTTTGAACACATGAAGTTTGAAAGATTATTTGACGATAATAAATCTGGTTCAAGTCCTTATTCTGGCATAACACAACCACAAAGTTATGTAACAGATATACAATGGGGATATTCTGCTGCTGGTGAATTTACATCAAACATAGACGTAACTCCTAATACTGGTAATTATGAACCTGTATTAACAGCTCCTCTTATTTTATATGGCGTACAAGAAACAGGCATTAGTTCTGCTAAAGGTATAAAATGGATTTCTGATGGCACACCTTCTTCTATAACACAATATTATAGACCAAGCAATACTAATGTAAGAGGTAGTAATCGTTCTAATCCAGAAGACTTAGGAACAACAACAAGTGCTAGTGCTAATAAA